CTGTGCAAGGAAGTACGGGAACTGAGGGCTTTCATTGAAAGCCTTCCCCCGCCCACGGTGGTAGAGCCGGATAAGGAACAACTGCTGCGAATCAAGGAAGCAAGCCAAATCCTCCGAGTTTCGCCTAGCACGACGCGGAGATTGCTTGACGAAGGGAAGATTCCATGGGTACGGCAGGGGGCGGAACGGCGTATCCGTTATTCGCGGCTGATGAAGTATATCGACAGCAAGGAAGAAAGGACGGGGCAATTCAATGACGGATTTTGAATGGCGCGTTGCAATGGCGCGGCGCAAGCAGGGCGGCGAAATGCTGCGCAAGGCAAGGAAAGGGCTGGCAGGGCTTGCAATCATCGGCGCGGCAATCCTCAGCATCGGCGCGGCAGACGTGCCAGAAAGCAATCAGAGGCTTGTCCAGACCGTCTACACGGTAAAGCAAGGCGACACCTTGCGCAGCATTGCAGAAATTTACCTTGAAAAGAACACGGGCGGGCGGCGGTACATCCTTGAATTCGAGGAGGGAATCAAGCAGCTCAATCCTTGGCTGCTGTCCACGCACGGGCAGATTGAGGCAGGGGAAGTCCTGCGAATCAATTATTGGGAAAAGACGGGAGGGGAAGGCGAATGACGCTGAAACAGCTTGCAAGGTACGTCGATGAAGCAAGGAAGATGCTGGGCGATAACATCGAACCGCTTGCCATCCGTGCTACCAATGATTTCGACCTCATTACCGTCCAGCTCCATAAGGATTATGAAGACCATTTCAACGCTTATAACTCCATCCTGCATGATGAGCTTGTGCAGGAATGGAAGGGCAATTTCGAAGGACGCAGGGTTATTGAGCACAGCAAAACCGTCGGTCACGTTTGTGCTTTCTATCTGACAGATGCAACAGAAAGAGGGGAGGATGCAAATGGCAAGCCCGAAAATCATCAAGGGGAAGATTGAGAACAAGGCGGTCAAGTGCGTTATCTACGGCAGTGAGGGAATTGGCAAGAGCACCTTTGCGGCGCAATTCCCGCGCCCCCTGTTCCTTGACACCGAGGGAAGTACCGGCATGCTCGACGTTGCAAGGTTCGAACGCCCAAAGGGATGGGACGATATCCGAGACGCTATCGACGCTGTAAGGAAGGGCGGCGCGTCCCTCTGCCGCACGTTCGTCATTGACACGGCAGACTGGATGGAGCGGCTTTGCGAGACCTTCGTCTGCGTGACGCATGACAAGACCAGCATCGAGGAATTCGGCTACGGCAAGGGCTACGTCATGGTGCGGGAGCAGTTTGGCAAGGCACTGGATGAACTGACCGCCATTGCAGAAAGCGGCGTGAACGTCATTCTCACGGCACATTCCGTCATTCGCAAGTTTGAATTGCCGAATGAGACCGGGGCGTTTGACCGCTACGAGCTGAAGATGGGCAGCAAGGCAGGAAACCAAGTCGCCGCTCTCTGCAAGGAATGGGCAGACCTCGTACTGTTCGCCAACTACAAGGAAAAAGTCGTCGAAGTCAACGGCAAGAAGAAAGTGCAGGGCGGCAGCAGGATGATGTTCACCCAGCACGCGCCGACATGGGACGCAAAGAACCGTTTCGGGCTGAAAGCGGAATTGCCGCTTGATTACAAGCATATTGCGCCGTTCGTATTGACCGATGATGCGGCACAGGAACAGCCGGAACCGCAGATGCCGTTTGACCAGAGCCGGGACGGCGTAGACCCGCGTATCCTTGAAAAGGCAGACGCGGCGAAGGTCACCTTGCAGGAAATCAGCGACTTCGCAAGGATGTCCGGCTGCTTCAGCAAGACCGTAGAGGCGAAGGACTTCCCAAAGGAATTTGTTGACAAGGTGCTTATGGAGAAATGGGAGCAGGTCGTTGCGTACATCAAGGAAAACGTGCGCTTGAAAAACGATGAAATCCCATTCTGATAGATAACCAATTATTTCACTAGGAAAAGGAGAATGAAAAACCATGGGAGATTTCGGTAATTTTGACAGCACGGCAACGAATGCGGCAGTGAATACGGCAGCGGAAACAAAGGAAACGGCAGGCACGGAAACGATGGACTGGAACACGCCTATCTTCTTCGAGAAGCCGATGGACTTCATTACGTTGGAACCGGGCGTTTACGATTTCACGGTAGATGAATTCGAACGCGGGGAATACGCGGGAAACAAGGAGAAGAACCTGCCGCCTTGCCACGTCGCGAAATACAAGCTGGTCGTCGAGACAGAAAAGGGCAAGGCGGTCGTCAATGAATCGTTCTTCCTGAACAAGAAATCCATGTGGCGCGTTTCGGCGTTCCTGCAATGCATTGGATTCGCGAAGGAAGGGGAGACAAAGGCAGTGGAATGGGGGCAGGCAGTCGGGCTTTCGGGACGTGCGAGGATTGAGCCGCGGGAATACGACGGCAAGACTTTCAACAACGTCAAGAAATACATCCAGCCGGAGGGTTGACGCATGAAACTCAGACCTTATCAGGAAGCGGCTTGCACTGCGATTGAGCGGGAATGGGAGAAGGGAAACCACAAGACCCTGCTCGTCCTTCCCACCGGCTGCGGCAAGACCATCGTATTTGCGACGGTGGCGCGGCACTGCGTCGATAGCGGCAGGCGCGTCCTTATCCTTGCCCACCGGGGAGAGCTGCTGGAACAGGCGGCAAGCAAGCTGGAAAACGCCGTCAACCTGCCATCCTTGCTGGAAAAGGCGGAAAGCACGGCGGCAGGGACAAGCGCGATGGTTGTTATCGGCAGCATCCAGACACTGGCACGGCAAAGCCGCTTGAACAGATATGGCCCTTACGACTTCGACACCATCATCATTGACGAAGCGCACCACGCAGCATCGGACAGCTACCAACGCATTCTGGAATACTTCCACCATGCCGACGTGCTGGGCGTAACGGCAACGCCTGACCGGGCAGACAGGAAGAACCTCGGCAAGTACTTCGATTCCCTTGCCTATGAGTACTTCCTGCCGCAAGCCATTAAGGACGGCTATCTCGTGCCAATCAAGGCGCAGATGATACCGCTCAAGCTCGACATTTCCGGCGTGAAGGTGACAGCAGGGGATTATGCATCAAATGACCTTGGAGACGCACTGGAGCCGTATCTGGAACTTATTGCGCAGCACATGGCAAGCACCTGCAAGGGGCGAAAAACGGTGGTGTTCCTGCCGCTTGTCTCCACGTCGCAGAAATTCGCGGCAATCCTGCGGGAATATGGTCTCAGCGCGGCAGAAGTCAACGGCAATTCCCCCGACCGGGCAGAAATCCTCGCCGATTTCGAGAACGGCAAGTATGACGTTCTTTGCAACGCGATGCTCCTTACGGAAGGATGGGACTGCCCGAGCGTCGATTGCATTGCCGTCCTCCGCCCAACGAAAAGCCGTGCATTATACGCGCAGATGGTCGGGCGCGGGACGCGGCTGGCAGACGGCAAGACGCACCTCCTGCTGCTTGACTTCCTGTGGATGAGCGAACGCCATGCACTCTGCCGTCCGGCAAGCCTCATTGCGCCGTCGGTGGAAATCGCCCAAAAGATGCAGGAAGCATTGGAGGCGAAGGGATTCGGCTACCTTGACGCACTGGAAGCACAGGCAGAAAAAGACGTAGTTGCGGAGCGCGAAGCAACGTTGGCAAAGCAACTGAAGGAAATGAAGTCGCGAAAGAAACGCCTCGTAGACCCGCTGCAATTCGAGCTGTCCATACAGGCTGAGGATTTGGTGAATTATTCGCCGTCCTTCGCCTCGGAGTGCGAACCGGCAACGGAAAAGCAAATCAAGACATTGGAGAAATTCGGCATCGACGCGAAGGAAGACCTGTCGAAGGGCAAGGCAACTGCGCTGATTGACCGCCTGATAACGCGGAGCAGGCTGGGCTTGTCCACCGCAAAGCAAATCCGCTTCCTTGAAGGGAAGGGATTCCGGCACGTCGGGCAATGGGCGTTTGACGCGGCGAAGAACATGATCAACCGTATCGCGGCAAACGGCTGGATCGTGCCGAATACGATTGACCGCGCAACCTATCAGCCATGAAAGAAGGAGGTTGAACCGTGAACTTACTGGAACCCTTGCGGCATATCCATCCCGCAAGCCTCACGTATGAGGGTTGGTACAAGATTGGCATGATACTGAAGCATGAAGGCTACGCATTCAGCGATTGGGACGCATGGAGCGCACAGGATGCGGCAAGGTATCATGCGGGCGAAATGCAAGCCAAATGGGATTCATTCCGGGAGGAAACAGACTCCATCGTGACAGGCGGTACGCTTGTCACGATGGCAAAGGAACGGGGCTGGAAACCGACTTACAGCGGCGGCGACAATACGCCAGTCGGCTGGAATGACCCCATCGAATTCCGGGATGAAAGCAGGATTATCGACTTCCATTACCTCGAAGAAGAAGAAATCAAAGAGCCGGATGATAAGAAATGGAATCCCGTGCAGGAGATTATCAACTACCTGGAAGCGGTCTTTTCGCCAGAGGAATACGTCGGTTATGTCTTCAAATCCTATGAGAAAAACGGCAAATGGATTCCGGCAGATTCCGGCACTTACAACAAAACGCAGGCGCATTTAGTCTCCGAATTGAAGAAGTATATCGGCAGGGAATATGGCGTGGAAGAAGGCTTTTCCGCGTCCTATAACCGGCAGGGCGGCGCGTGGATTCGCTTCAATCCGATGGACGGAAACGGCATCCGAAACGTCAACGTGACCGATTATCGGTACACGCTGATAGAGTCCGATTCTTTGCCAATTAACAAGCAGCATGCGATTTTAAAAGAGCTGCAATTGCCGATTGCGGCGGAGGTTTATAGCGGCGGGAAATCCATCCATGCCATCGTCCATATCGACGCGAAAAACGCGAAAGAATACCGGGAAAGAGTTGACTTCCTTTATGCAATCTGCGAGAAAAACGGGCTTACCCTGGACAAGCAAAACAGGAATCCGTCAAGGCTTTCAAGGCTGCCCGGCGTACTCCGAAAAGGCAAGAAGCAGTTCCTTATCTGCACGAACAAGGGCAAGAAAAACTTTGATGAATGGAAGGAATATTACCAAGAGCAAACAGACGATTTGCCGGATTTTGAAAGCATTGCGGAACTCTGGAACCATCTGCCGCCCCTCGCTCCACCGCTTATTGACGGCATCCTCCGGCAAGGGCACAAGATGCTCATTTCCGGCGCGTCCAAAGCGGGAAAATCCTTCGCACTGATTGAGCTTGCGATTGCGATTGCAAGCGGCACGGAATGGCTGGGCTACCCCT